CCGCCCTTGCTGTAGAATGTCGCGCCGTCATAGGTGATCTTGCACGGGCCGCGAACGATGGTGGTTCTGTCGAAGGTGGGCATGGTCTAGCGAGTGGGTGGTTCGTTGGAAAGTCCGATTGGAATCGTGAATTGGATCGCCTGCTGGAGCATCGAGTCGTTCACCTGCTGGCTCATGCCCGCGAATAGCAGGACGCCACCGGAGAGAGCGGCACCGTCGCGGTCGAGCGGCTGGTGATGGTGAAGCAGGCGAGCGACTGCCTCTGCTATCTCGGTGCAGGACGGGCCGGGGCGGGCCTTGCTTCGCCAGATGCTCGGGATCTCCGAGACGGTCACCTGGAACGTCGAAGTCGTCAGGTATGGTCCGGGCGTGTTGTCGGTGTCAGTCTCACCGCTGGCGAAGTTGACCATGACGAACGCGCCGGTCTTCTGCGCGGCATTGACGATCTCGCGCTCGACGTCCTTCTGGTCCTCGATCAGGACCGGGATCGTCGGGACGGTGCGGAAATACTCCGATGCCTGGAGTTGCTCCCCGATGCTCTCGACGATCTGGCGGATGAGTGAAGCCATGGGTCAGGGAGATTCGGCGAAGTCCATCAGCGGACGTCCCGAGTAGCGGAACGACGCGCCCGAGGCAGTGGCGAAGGATGTCGCGCCGGTGTCGTCGGCGTCGGCGTTGTTGTTGGCGAGGTCGTCGAGGAAGTTCTCAGCGGCCTCCACGGAGAGCTTGCGGTCCTCGCCGTTGAACTCAGAGAGCGACGGGAAGGCATCGGTCAGCAGGCGGCGAGCGATGGCATAGGCGTGCCGCTGCGATCCGGGCGGGATGTAGAGGCCGGTGTTGACCAGCGGGCCGAGGCCACGCTTGCGACGGCCGGCGTTGATGCGGGAGACAAACTCCGCGGCGACCTGCGCGAGGATCTCAGCGAGTTTCGCGTCGGGCGTCGGCGACTCTTCGACCAGCCGGTCGAGTTCGTCGTTGCCGAGGCGGTCGCGGAAGGAATCGACGGTGAGCGCAAGCCAGGCCATGAGTCAGGAAAGGAAAGAGGCCCGCCCGCGAACAGGCGGGCCTCAGTGGGGTCGTCGATCAGAACAGGAGCTTGGCCACCATGGCAGCGGTCAGCGTGCCAGGGGTACCGCTTGCGGTCTGGGCGATGCGGACATACCGGCGGGTGTTCGCCGGGAGGCGGAACCGGACGGTCTTGGCGGCAGCGCCAGAGGTGCTGACACCGGTCTGGGTCGTCGTGATCGCCGGATCGACGGCTGCGAAGGTGGTGCCGTCGGCGCTGTCTTGCAGCGTGTAGGTGACGACCTTCGTGTCGGTGAGTTGCGTGCCGCTCAAGACTGGTCCTGCCAACTCGAAGACGACGCGCTCGATGTCACCTCCGACGGCCTGCTCGAGGTCGAAGGCTGCGGTGTTCGCTCCACCGGAGAGGAGCGTGACGGTCGAGACGAAGTTTTGGTCCTGCTGGTTGCGATTGAATTCGAATGCCATGGTCGTGATTAGCTGAGGGTTTCGGTGTCGAGGATCGAGTTCGTTACGATGATCGGAAGGCCGTTGGACTCCACCGGGAAGCCCTTAACCAGGCCAGAGCCTGCCTCAACCTTCTGGTTCGGGGTGATAGTGCGCGCGATGGCAAGTTGATACGCCGAGCGCGGACTCATCAGGATGTGAGTTGGCCGAGCGGCAAGAGGCATCCGGCGAAGAGCATCGAGAATCTTCCCGTCAGTGACTCCTTTTCCAGAGTCATCGGTGAATTTCTTCAGGCGCGCCACCGCGTTCTTGTTCACGAGCTGAAGCCCGACGCGGGCGGTCAGATCAGCCACAAACGCAGCGAATCGGTTTCCGGCAGCGTCAACGCCATCGCCTTCGCGGAATGGCGAAAGCTCAAGTGGAGAGTTGTTGCCATAGACGTATTGGACACCTTGGGAACCAGCCGAGATGATGTAAACCGAAGATCCGGTGCCAGCGGTAGTGCCGCCTGCATCGGTGACAACGGCACCGAGCGCGGTGGTAAGCGCCTCAAGGCCATTGAAACCTTCGGTTCCTGCAGCAGTGCCGTAGATGGTTTGAGCGCCGAGCTTGATGAGCGCGGCTTCCATTACGCCGCGAGCCTCCAGAGCCTGATAGGCTTCAGGGCCGTCTTCGTAAGCGCGGGCAGCGGCCTTGTCGGCTTCCACCCGAGCGGAAAGCACAAAGGTTTCAACGCGGCGAGACACGAATTCCGATTTCGTCGCGGCCGTGCCCTCATTGACTTTGCGGAAGTCAACAGTTGGGAGAACGGAGCGTGCGACGGTCTCGTAAGACGTGCCACGGATAGTGCGGGCAGGAATGGTCGTCACCTCAGGGGCGACGGTTCCGACTTCCTCGATCAGTCCGACAATCGGGTCGGCACCGTTGAGCTTGGCGAGGTCAAGCAGGGTCAAGTTGTTGGGCATGATATTTTAGGCTTGGGATTGAGCTTTGAAGGCGGCTTCCACACGGGCGAGGCCGGTGAGAGCTGGGCCTTGAGGCGGTTCTTCGGTGCGGCCCGCGAGGACCGTTTTGCCAGAGAGGGCGGGATTGACCGGGATGGCGTTGAGCGCCTTCACGGCTTCCGGGTTGCTGGTGATGGACGAGCGCCAGAATGCCTTGGTCGCTTCGTCCTGCGGAGCGATGCGGCCGGCCTTGACGGCGTCTTCGATGGCAGCGTCGGCGGATGCGGAGGCCTTCGCAGCCATCTCGTCCTTGAGCGCGGTGTAAGCGGCTTCCAGTTCGTCATTCCGCTTCTTCAGGTCGGCCAGTTCGTCCTCAGCGGACTTCTTGGCCATGTTGGCGGCTTCGACGGTTTCGACCAGCGCGGCAGACTCCCGAAGGGATGCGAGCGCGGCCTTGGCGGTTTCCAGAGCTTGATCGGGCGCGCAAGACGCCTCCACAAGCCCGAGTTCGATCAGATGATCCATGGGATTGTCAGTTGGGGTATGAGATGCGGCGATCCGCGGGATTTCCTCGAAGGCCGGGTCATTGACCAAGCTGCCGATCTCCCCGCGGCCGGTGAGGCCGGTCGGGATGCCGTCTTTCGAGATAAGGAAGGTGGGGGAAAAGTAGGAGTAGTCGCGGCCCTCGATGGCTGCGCGGCCGGCGGCAGTCCATTCGACATCGAGCAGCAGGCCGACGCCTGGCTCGTAGCGGAACCCCTGCGGAATGAACGACGCGGCACCTGGCTTGTGGTCGAACCCGGCGAACGGGCGGACATTGGACTCTTGCCGGCGGGCGAGATCCTCGGTGAATCCAGCAAGAACCCGGTTGTCGACCGTCACCGTCAGAGTCTTCGGCTTGCCGCCAACGCTCGCGGTGATCGAGTGCGTGCCTTCCGGCAGGAACACAATCGAGCCGGCTTCGGAAAGCTCGGACTGGAACGCGGAGTTGACTGTGAGGCCGGTCATCTGCCGAAACCTTAGTAAATTGCTCAGGATAGTCAACATTGCAATTTCAGGCCTTCTCGAAGGCGGTCAAGAGGTTGTCCAGCGCGGAGTCCAGGAAGGCGTCGAGGTAGCTCGCTTCCGGTGGCAAAGCACCCGGCCACGGGCGCTGCGTGATGCTCTTTTTGAGCGCGTAGGCGGCTTTGACGTCGGCGGTCTGCTCGTCGACGAACATCAGCATTCCCTTCGCCGCGAACAGCGGGGCGATGGTGCGCGAGAACGTCTTCGCCGTCAGTCCATGCGCCCGCGGGTCGACCGGGATGGTGAGGAACTTCTTCCGCTTCGCCCGGATCGTGCCGCCGGTCACCTTGTGCGCCAGCCCGACGGCGCCGTTGACGAATCCGACCGAGAACGTGTTGGTCTGCTTCATCGACCAGCCGGTTTCAGTGGAGCGCCACCACTGTGTCACCTTCCGGCCGGGGCCGTGCGTCGGTAGTGCCGGGTTAACCCAGAACGGCCGGCCCTTGGCGCGGTAGTAGTCCTTGATGATGTTGAGGGCGCTTACCCCGCCGGCTGTCACTGCCTGCTTGCGCTGCGCTGGCTCTGCCAGCCGGATCAGTCCCAGCTTGACCGACTGTTCGCCGGTCATCGTGACGTCCACCTTGAGAATCGGCCTAGACATTGCGCTCGATCCCTCGGATGACAGCCTCGCCGATCTCTGCTTCGAGAGCGTCAGCCAAGGCCTTTTGGTTGAGCATCGAAAACATCCGCGGGATGCCTGCGACGGCCTCGTCGACCAGCGCGTCGAATGCGCCAGGCGTGAGGGTGAAGCTCTGCTCGATCAAGTCACCGAGCAGCTCGTCCATCGGGGCGAGCCATTCGGCAGCGAGGTCGCGGAGGTCAGCCTTTGTCATTCCGCTTCGATGAGTTTCAGTTTCGCCTTCGCCCAGCGGTATCCGGCGTCGCCTCCCCAGCCGTTCCATGCCTGCCAGCCCTTGCCCTTGGCCGGCCACGTCTCGCCGCTCTTGTCCACCTCATGGCGGGCGAAGAACGAGACCATGCGCTGCACTGTGTCAGGCGTCAGGGTCGTTCGGTTCGCGATGTCGCGAGCGCGGGCGATCCCGACAGCGGTCATGCCTCGCTCGCTTGCAGGCTTCGTGCGGCGGATGTCGAGCGCCTCCTGTGCGTTCGCTGCCATCTCGGCGGTGGGCCGAAGGTCGATCTCGTCGAGGCGGGCCGCGGCGAGCGTGTCGAGCGGATCGGCCAAGTCCAGCGCGTCGTCCTCCATCTCATCCTCGCCGAAGATCGCATCACCGTCGACAGGCTCGGGGATCTCTAGTTCCTCGTAAACCCAGCGGGAAGGCATCTTGACGCCGGTCTCGACGAGGATCTTGAACCGCTCGGCAGCGGCCTTCGAGTCCTTCGCGCGCGGGATCACGATCTCGGCGTAGGGCATGTCCTCGGCAGGAACTGCGCCGAAGTTCATCCGCACAATCGCCGGGATGAGCTGCTCGGTGATGATCGACGCGACCCACGATGCGACGGACTGGATCACTTCAACGCGGATTCCCTCGTGGACTTCGCCCAGCGCCCGCGATCCGGTGCCGGTGTTGTCGGTCGTCAGGGTCTGCCCGAGAAGCAGGATGTCGCAGGCGCGGTCGGCCACGTCCATGAGGTGCGACTGCGGCATGGAGTCGGCGGCACCCGACACGCCGTCGAGGATGTTCAGCTTCACGCCGGGGCCGGTCACCGCGGCACCGGTGCTGCCGACGTTTTCCAGCATCGCCTCGGCTGCGTCCATCGCGCCCTCGCTGCCGTCGGTCTCGACGTGCCGCCACGGGACGCCGAACAGCTGGGCGTATTGCATCAGCCACCCGAGGCCGTAGATGCTAGCCAGCCAGTATTTCGTCAGGGTGCGGAGGTTGGCGGCGTGGATCGGGTGCGTGCCTCCTTGGCTCCAGACGGCGATCAGGAAGCGGTCGGGCGGGAAGTCTTCCAACGGGCTGTTGTTCGCGCCGCCTGGGGCGACCATGAGGCGGTCGACCTCGTTGCCGGCGGATGGGTAGGCGAGATACTTCGCAGGCACCGGGGCGTAGCACCGCGGCGAGACGATGCCGTTCTGGACGTGCCACGCGATCTCGAGCACGCTGATTCCCTTCGCGTAGGCGTCGATCAGAGCGCGGATGCCGCCTTCCATGTCGAGTTCCCAGTAGCCGGGCCGCGGGGCGAAGGACTCCATGGCTCGCTCGACGATCTCGTGGATCCGCATCGACTGCGGCGTCGGCTCTTCCGATCCTTCGCGGATCGCCGGCTTGATCTGGATCTCAAGGCGGGCAACGGCACCGGACACCTCGTTGAGCGCTTTCCGCAGGCGCGGCCAAGTGTCGAGCATCAGGCGGAACAGCCTGTCCTGGTCCTCAAGCTTGCCGGTGCGGACGTTCCGCAGGATCGTGCGGACCTGCTCGGGCGTAACGTTCGAGAGGTCGAAGTCGTTGGTGCGATACTGCGCCGGCACAGGCCAGACGACGCCTTTTCGTTCGTCGATTGTCATTCTTGAGCATCCTTAGCAACTTACTAAGGATTTGACAAGCGCGGGGATTCTACAGCG